CAGCACCATCAATTTTTAATTTTAATGTTATATCTTCCTTGGCTGTACCTTTTACTGCTCTAAGTACAAATGTAAACGTTCTTAATCTTTTTACTTCAAAAGGAGTACCTGTCAAACTATCGTTTTCAATACGTAGTCCTCCTGGTATTTTTCCACTTATAAGTGATATCGTTGTTCCTGTTACAACAGGTAAAGCAATAGTTTGAGTGATGCTTTCTTGGTATGTTCCTAAGTTATGCCCTGTGTTAACGGTCCATAAATGCGCCATGTATAAACTCCTATATACATATTTATGCTATAGGAAGTGTTCCCATATCTGCGTCAGGTAATGTAGATCCAGTAAAAGTAGCTGATCCGTCGTCAAATTCAATCTCTAAGTTATAAGCCAAATACTCTAGAGTTGATGTAAATTGTAAAGGTGTTGCTTCACCCATTTCAAGTGTCAAATATTTTTGAAGACCATCAAATTTTCTAATATCAAGGTTATGTACTAGTCCAGTCATATTACCTACGTTGGTAATATCATTTGTTTGTGCGTTTAATGTTGCTGTAAGTTTTGGATCAGTATCAGTTTGAACTGAAGTAATACTACTTACTGTTATTGTTGTGCCGCTTAAATTTGTAGTAGTTGTTCCACCACCTGCTATTGTTAAAGCATTTCCGTTAGCATCTAATGTTATATTATTATTATCTGCAAAAACTTGTAAACTAGGAAGACCTGTTGCTGTGCTATTAATAGTGATAGCGTTTGCATCAGCGGCAAGTGTTACTGCTGTACCACCTATTAATTTTTTAAATTGTAGTTCAGAACCAGATAACTGTGCAAATACTCCTTGCCCACCACTACCTAAATTTGCTCCTGTAGTTGCTTCAGGATTTCTATTTGAAAGTTCTGTAAAGTTATTGTTTACTTTTACAAACGCTTCACGTAAATCATCACCTGTACCGTCGTTTGCAATAGTTCCAATGTTAATAGTTTGTATAGCCATCTATGTCTCCTAAATATATTTATCGCTTTTTAAGTCCTGTAACATTGCTTGAAAACGGCGTAGCGTTGTTGTATCTATTAAACAACATTCTATTATTTCCACCACAAATATCTGATGTATCGCCATAATTAGTCGGATTGTTTTCATCTTTTAAAACTGCTAAAGCATCTTTTTGTAACTTGTCTTGTAATTGTGCAGGAGTTAAACTTGGATCAGCTTGTAAGTACAAAGCACCAACACCACAGACTTGCGGAGAAGCCATTGATGTTCCTCCAATGGTTCCTTGTCTAAACGAACCATTGCCCCAGTATGATGCATCAGCGTAAACATTTGAATTACTAAATGTGCTTAAAATATCTGTTCCTGCGGCATAAATGTTTACACCTGGACCTGTTGAGCTTGAAGAAACTTTTCTTTCTGTGCTTGCATTTAGTGGACTTGAATTCATGTTGCCTACCATTAATGCTCCTTCATCAAAAGGAGAACTTCCTCTATGATAGTATTGACTAGACCCTGATCCATAAAAAACTACATTATTGTAATCAAGACCTGGACCTACTGAAGTATCTATCTTAAAATAATTATTGCCAGCCGCGATACATACATGTACACCTGCGTCTACACAATCTTCTACATCAGCATCTACACTTGCTACTCTGACAGGAAATCTATAATTTCCGCTTCTGTAATATGGGTAAAATCCATAAGTATCTCTCATATGCGAATTAGGTGTACTATTAAAACTTGAATCATTTCCTGAGCTATACGTAGTACCTCTATAAACAATACTTGTTATACCTGATCCTATACTTGTGCTGTATCCCCAACTTGCATTTACTATTGTTGGTCTTTTAAAACCTGTGTTAGGATCTACAGGTTTATTTTGGTGCCAGGCTTTGATAACATCGAAAACTGTGCTAATAGTAATACCGCCAGTATCACCTGGACCTTCCAATCCACCTACCTTAACACTGTATATTCTTGCATTAGAAGCCCAACCAAAATTCAATCCTGTAGCTGTGCCGGCACAATGAGTACCATGTCCATCAGTATCACCATAATGACTTGCACTTTGTGAACCAGTAATACCAGAAGCCGCATACCAATCTATTTGTTGTACTCTACTTACGCCGTTTGCATCATTGAACTCTGGATGATCTATTTGCAGTCCACTGTCTTGTATAACAATATCAACACCTGTGCCATCCATTGAATAAGGTCTTGAATAATTTGTTAAACTGTTACCAGTACCATATATATTTTCTACAAAAGAATGTCTTATCTTACCCCAATCTGTCCTGTTACCACTTTCTGCTATTGATTTAGAAAAGTCTCTTACCTGTGTTGCTGTTAAACCTATTTCTATATCATCTCTTAAATCAGGACGTAGTTGGACGTCTGTAACTCTTGCATCTTGTCTTAGTGCTTGTGCTTCAGCATCTGTCAAAGCGTAGTGAGTGTTTCTTGTAGATTTTTCTCTTGCGTCTGCAACGTCCACAGTTCTATTTGGAATGTCTCCAGCACCAGTTGACGAAATCATTTCTTGATTGAATTGTGTGTAATCAACACCCTTGTTGAGTGTTACAATGTATTCTCTTTCACTCATACCTACTCCTAGTGCAAGTCAACCCAAGAACCATTAGCATAACCTTGGAACTTGTTAGTTGTAGTGTTATAGATCATATCTGCATTGCCTGGTGTTAGGTTGTCTCTTTCTGCTGTGGTATAACTTGCAAGTCTTAGAGGACTTTGTGTTATTTTAACTTGGTCAGTAGCTCTTAATTCTATAGAACTATTACTGTCAATACTCGGAACACCAATGCCTGAACTTTCAAAACTATCAGCTGTAACTCTTTGTGCAGTTATATTGCCGTCTACTGCAAGATCACTGCTCATTCTGACACCCGGTGTCATTACAATTTGTGAACTGTCATCAGTATCGATTACACTTGAACTAAATGTAAAATTACCTACTGAGTCGCCACCTGTTGCATTTGTCCAAATGCCGCCAACATATTTTATTGTTTGTCCTTCTTGTGGACTATTAATACTTACATCTTGTAAAGTAGTAATACTTGTTGTTGAAAGATTTTGTAAGTAACCAGCATCATTTGTAAACGTGCTTATGTTTGTAGGTGCACCTGTTAAGTCGCTGTATGCTCCTGTTGTTGCAATAGTTGCTAAGGTAGGAGTTCCTGTTATATTAGAATATAGTACTCCTGTTATATTTGCTCCACCTCCGTGGAAGTTTGATGCATATGCATTTGAATATACATTATTACTTGCACCTAAATTATATGTACCTGTCGCAAAAGGTGTAACATTACCAAAACTTACACTGTCGCTTACTTCTGATCCGCCTGCTAATATTTGGCTAAGTGTAAGTCCAGTTAAGTTTGCTCCACTACCAATAAATGAAGTTGCATTTACATCACCTGCTACTGTAAGTTTGTGTGAAGGAGTAGTTGTAAATATTCCAACACGTTTTGTACCAGTGTCTATTTTAATTGCTGTCTCAACTCCTGTGATAGGCTTAACGTTTATGTCTAAATCTTGTTCGTTGACTGTGCTTTCAATGATAGCATTATTATCAACACGTATTTTGATATTGTTATTAGTACCTACAATAATACCAGTATCACTATTAAATGATACTGAGCCGTTTTGTGTATAATCACCTGTTGAGCTTATAGCATCTGTGATTCCATAACCCGATAGTGTAGTCGGTGTCCCTACTAATGAACTAAATTCGCTATCAAATAAAGTTGGTCTGTTAGTTAAATTTGTATAATCTAAAAAGTAAGGACTGTCAAAGCCATCAAGTGTATCTGCGTTCAATCCGCCGCCACCTGAAGTTGCGTCATTTGCAGGAGCCCATCTTAAACCGTCCCATTTCAATACTTGTCCTGGAGTCGGTGGTGTGCTTTGTGTATCAACATCTGATAAGTCACTTATATCATCTACAAGATTTGGCTTATCAATTAAATTATTATAACTTCCACTTAATGCAACAGCTGATAAACTTGGTGTTCCTACTACTTCACTGTAGTTTACAAAACTGTTTACCCAAGCGCCAGTATTACCTTGTCCAGCGTTAGCGTTCCATTTTAAGATATTGCTAGTGGCCAATCCTGAAAGATCAGTTACAAGACCACTTCCGCCACCACCGCCACTGCCGCCGCCTGTGTTTGTGATAGTTATTGTTCCGTTTAAATCATCATAGACAATATCAATACCAGTACCTTCTCTAAGTATTGCGTTGACTCTATCATCTACTCTTTCATTTGTAAAGTATTGATTAGTACCTTCTGGTAAGTCCGTTGTTGTTGTGGCTATAGTTGGTTTGTCTGCTAGGTCGTTCCAACTGCCGCTGAATGGATTATAACTAATACCACCAATGGTAAGTCCTGTTGCTGTTATATTACCAGCACCAACAATACCTGAACCAGTTAGGTCTAAGTTATCACCTATTGGTAATTCTTTTAGTTTGTTTTGATCGTCTCTATCAACTATAAGTGGTATTCTGTTTGCCATATCTTTATCCTTATAACGCCGCTATTCTTGTTTGGAAGTCGGCAAAGTCGGCACTTGCCGCCACTTCTGTTTTTAATGTTGCTAATGTAATAGTTTCTGCTTGTAATGCAGTCGCCGCCAATGCACCTTGTGCTGATGTTGCCGCATCTGTGATTCCGTATCCTGCTAAAGTAGTAGGTGTACCTGTAAGTGATGCAAACGTCTGTGCTGGTATAGTTAAGTTAGTTAGGTTACTTCCGTTTAATGCTGGTAGTGTTCCAACTAATACTGACGCTGTAATAGTTCCATTTACAGCATCAACTAGCAGTGTTGAATCATCTGCAAAAACAGATCCATTAATATCTCTGTTTTTATTTGTTACATCTAATTCAGCAAAGTTATCGTTAATCTTTTTAAAGGCTGTTCTTAATGGATCGCCATCACCCTTGTTTGCACTTGATCCAATGTTAATTACTTGAATAGCCATTACACTCTCCCTACCACAACTTCAACAAATCCTTGTCCATCTCCGTCTTTAGTTCCTACTGCTTTACCTATCACAGTTCCTACCACTGGATTGTTATCAACCATTCCGTAACCTGGTATAGCACTTGTAACAATTATATCTCCTTTTTCTACAGGACCTATAACTTTACAAGTTGTTCTACCTTGAAGTGCTAAAGCTGTAACATAATCACCTTTTAAGTCTGTGTTCATTAAGTGTGCTGGATTTTCTGAAACAACTCCAGCAACTTTTCTGTCACCTTTATACATTGTAGTTGTTAATTCTTGTTCTCCACCAAATACCAACACTGTACCTGGTTCATATGTAGCATCTGCTAGATAGTTCTCTGCCAAGTCAGCATATTGTGCCGATGTTGCTGTACCATGGAATGTACCAAACTTTAATGCACTTGTACCTATATCATATGCACCATTGCCTGATGGTGTCATAGCCGCTTGTTTGAATATTACTGCCGCAACGTTATTATTTGCTATGATAGCAACTTCACCTGCACTACTAAATCCTGTTCCAGCACCTATTCCAATACCTGTACTTGATGTACTCTTTTCACCTGGTGCTTCTATAAATGAACTGTAAATCCAATCACTAGCAAGTCTAGGTGAGTTTTGTGTAGCATCACCTGGATCACCAAATGTACTGTTTTGTTGGAAGAATGACGCTGTAGCACTTGTATTTCCAATTTGTATAGTACCAGGGTAAGTTGATGTAGTGTTACTTGGTACAGTACCAACTGTATCAAACACTGTTGCACCACCTGGTGTTTTCATTGTCATTGTTAGGTTAGTTTGGTCTAGAATTTCATAGTTGTCTAATTTAAATTTTTGTGCATCTAAACTTCCATCTAGACCTGTTTTAACAATTCTATCTGCAACACCTGTTGTAGTAAATGATCCACCTGTGTTAACAATGTCTGCAAAACTAATTGCACTTGCATCACCTGTGCCTGTTGCCGTTCTACCAAAGGTTGTATTTTGTGCAATATCTGGTAAGTCAGCAAAGTCAATACTACTTGCGGCTAGTGTTACCCATCCATCAGTTACAGTGAAGTCATCATTGTCAAATGCCGCAAGTCCTAGATCACTTTGTGCTATACCTGTTGCGTTAGCTCTTGTAGTTGCGGCTTGCATTGCAAGTTTACTTTGTAGTATACCTGCTGTTGGACTTACATCACCGTTTACAATTACTTCTGAGCTAATTGCCGTTGTTGCAACATTACTTCCGTTGCTTGTAAATACTACATCACCTGTAACAGTATGATTGTCATATGTACCACCATGATACATTAAAATATCATTATTGACTCTGTTTGCTATTGTTAAACCAATTGCTTCGTCACCAAACGGTGTTCTGTTATCTACATATGATTTTGTAGTTACGTCTTGTGCGTTAGTTGGATCACTGTGGTTGTAAATCTTATTACTACCAGCATTAATATTTCCTGTAATTGGTGTAGTACCATCTCTAGCAATAGCACCTGGGCCAATTGTTCCTGTTGTAATTATTACACCATCTCTATCAAAGTGTAGTCTCTTTTCAATAAATTTCTCAGTAGCAAATTCTGTAGGAACTGCCGCTGGATCACCGTCAGCCATAGTGT